GGTGTCGAAAACGGCGACGAAGGTGCTCACGGTTTCGAGCCGGACCTTGATTTGGTCCCGGATGGCGGTGTAGTCGGCCACATCAAGCCACAGCCGGCAGGCGATAGCCGGACAGGAGGGCGCGCACGTCCGGGTCGATTCGGGAAATACGTACCGCGTCGCCTTCGAGGCCGGCCTGGAACCCAAGCGGCGAGCTGCGCCGCTGGTACAGGCGTGCCCCCAGGACCGTCGATGCCTGCACGATCGCCTTCGGAATGCTCATGCCGTACCCGAAGAACGCGGTCACCTGGACGGTGGGACGGTCGGAGAGGGGCCTAGGGAACGATGACCCGTCTACGCGGCGGACGACCCGGTACGGCGCAGCGTTGCCGTCGAGGATGAATTCGGAAGTGATCGTTAGCGTCGTGTCGTAGGTGCCGTCGTCGGCGGTGTCGGTTTTGATCACCAGCGACGTCGTTTGTGCGATGTCGTCGACGAGGACGACACGGTCGTTGGCGGGCCGGTACACCTTCGCGGTGGCGGCACCTGGCACGACGAACGTGCGGCCCGTGTGAGCGTCGATTTCTTCTTCGGCTGCGTCGATCGCAGCGTCGATCGGGTCATCCTCGGACGTGGTGCCCGACGGGATGCCAAGGTATGTCTTGACGACCGCCCGAGTGGTGTAGGCGGGCATTACTTCTTCTTCGCCGGGGCCTTCTTCGCGGCCGGGGCCTTAGCAGCCTCGACCGGTTCGGGCTTGTGGACACGACCAGGGGCCTGCTTCTCCCACAGTCTGTCCTGGTTTGACGTGTCACTCATTCGTGTCCTCCTGGTGGTAGTGCCCCGGCCCGGTTTGACTGCCGGACCGGGGCGCTCCCTGGTGGGGGTCTTGCTGCTCGCCTGGGGGATCTAAGCGAACGAACGCGGCTTAGAGCGTGTCGTTGAGGCCGGTTCCGCCCAGAACGCTCACAGCAGTCGGGTAGCGGCCGGCGGTGAACCCGGAGTAGGCGTAGACGACCATTTTCACGGTCAGGCTGCCGCCTGTCGTCTGCTCCATGCGGAGCAGCGCCGGTGCGCCGTTGCTCTGCTCCCAGAGGAGCTGATCGGCGCGCCTAATGGCGATGATCCGATCCTCGTCGGTGCCGGTGCCCAGGTTGGTCGGCATGTTTCCGTCGGTGAAGCACGGCACGCCGGCGATCTGGCCGACCGCCTCGACGCCGGCCGCATCGCCGACGCCCATCGCGTTGGTCGGCCCGGACGCTGCCGGAAGCACCAGCGGGCGGCTGTTGCCGTCCAGCTGGGCGATGATCCAACTCCACCTTCGTGGCGCGAAGATCAATGCGTCGCACGGCAGGTACCGGTTGGAGCCGATGTCTCCGATGGTGGCGATCAGCTTCGGCCAGAGGCCGGCGATGGTCGCCGTCGCGGCGGTGTACGTCTGCGACCCGATGCCGGTCGTGTTGAGGATGCCGAGGTGCTGGCCTGACGACCCGGTGCCATTGAGCACCTGGAGGTCGAGGTTCGCGGCATAGGCGGCGGCGAGGTCGTTCATCACGAGACTGTCGACGCCGCTTCCGCGCTCGATGGCCTGGCGGGACACGTCCTGCTGGCCGGCGATGGTCCTCACGTCGATGGTCAAAAGCGTGTCGTCCATGTTGGTCTCTTGGACGGCCGAATTTTCCGTCGCCTGGATCGCTGTCGCGCTGCCCGTTGTCACGCGGCTGATGTTCAGCGTCATCCCAGAATCTTCGAGCGGGAGCGAGTTGCACAGGTTCGCGGTGACCCGGCCGGCTCTGACGAGCGCAGCTGCCTCACTGAGGAGGTACTGCGGGACGACAAGGCCGGCGAATGCGCCGGTTCCGACGTCGCGGTGCTCGATGTCCATTTCGGCTGAGTGGCGGGCGATGCGGGCTTGGGATGCCGGGTCGTGATTGAACTGCGACCGGTAAAGGTCTTTGAAGAACGACTGCCCGGAATGTTCGCCGTAGGTGAGCGGCTCGTCGGTGATCGTGACCCGACCAGCGGCGCGCTCCTCGGGAGCATCGTCAGTAGCGGACACTTCAGCGCGCAGCTTCGCGGCTTCGAGGTTCGCTACCTGAATCTCGCGGAGTTCAGCGATGCGGACATCGAGAACGTCGGCGCGGGTCTTGAGGTCTTTGAGGTTTGTATCTTCCGACTCGGTCAGGTCGCGCGCCTCATCGGCGGCACGTTCCACAAGTCCGGTTTGGGTGGAGCTGATCTCGTCACGTTCAGAGACCAACTGGTTAAGCAGATTCATTTTCGCACTCCTCGGTCGAGGTGGGTTTCGAGGGTGCGTGTGGGTGCCGGCAACTAACCGGCGGCGCTTACGCGGCGCTCATGTAATTACAGAATAGACGAAGGCTGTGACAGCCTGCGGGCTTCTAGACGAGCGTGCCGGCGTTGAGGCCCTGGTCGGTTTCGTAGTTGGCGAACCATCGGTCGATGTAGGCCCCCCAGGCGGGCGGGCGTTCCTCGGCGGCGCGGGCGTGGCATGTTCCACGGTCCGCGTATACGAGTCGCATTTCGGCACCGGCGTCGATGAATGGCTGCCGCTGTTTGATGCCTGAGCCGCCGGTCACGAACACGAACCGGCCCGTCGTCGCTTTGGCGCTTTCGAGCATTGCCGGAATCGCCGCGTTGACGAGGCTCATACCGGCGTCGGTGTGGTTGTGGTTGTCGAAGCCGGTCAGGGCGGCGTGGATGGTGTCGCGTTCGACCAGGATGTCGCCGGGGACGATCTCGGCTCGAGCGGCAGTCGATTTACCGGCGCACGGTGGCCCCCAGATGCAGACGATTCGTGCCATTAGCCGGCGAGTAGGTGCCGCCATCGGGCGAGCCTGGGCGCGACGTCGGGGTCGTCTGGGTCGTAGGAACGAACCGCGAGCACCTTTGCTTCACCGTAGGCGGCGGCTGTGACAAGGCCGACGTGATCTAGGCGGGCTTCCATCCTGGTGACGTGGCGGCGACCGTCTCGGGTTTCGGTTTTGTTGCGGATCGGCTGAAACGCAACCGACAGGCCGGTGACCATGCCGTCGGCGGCGAGCTGCCGCGATTCGTCGGCGCGTGACGTGTTCGCTAGCCGGAAGTCGGCGACGAGGCCGTCTGCGGTGTTCTCCCACGACATCGACATTCCGACCGGGTGCCGGTTCCGGTCGTGCTGCTCGAGGAGTGGGATGCGGGTGCCGCGTTCCTTGATGGATTTGTCGAAGACGGTTCGGGCGAAACTTTCGAGGTAGTCGCCGGCGTCGAAACTGGAATGCCACGGGGCGACGATGCCTAGGAGGTGGTGGCCGTCGTCGTCGTCGCGTAGTTCGAGGTGTTCGAGTTCGACGGTGCGGGTTTCGATGTTCATAGCGTTAGGTCCTCCTCGATGTCGAGGTCTTCGATGGCGCGGATTTCTGGGACGGTGAGCCAACCGCCGGCGAGCGCCTGGGCGTGCGCGGCGTACCGTTGCGCCGTGTCGGCCCTGAGCAGCGCGTCGAGGTTGAACTTGGCTTCCTGGCCGCGTGGCAGCAACGTAGACAGGCTTTGTTCGACCCTCGTGAGCCACGGGCGGAGAGTCCAGGCGACGAAGGCGCGGTTATCGTCCTGGACGTTCGAATAGGTCCGGCTGTCGGTGGAGCCAACGCCCACGATCCATGAGGGCACCCCGAATATCGTGCAGATCTGTTGAGCGCTGAATCGGCGAGACTCGACCAGCTCGAGGTCGGCTGCGGAAAACGAAAGGGTCTGGTAGGACATGCCGCCCGACAGGACAGCCGGCGAGCGTTGCCGCCCACCATGCGCCGCGATGAAGGATGCCTTCGCCGCGTCGGCTTCAGCCTGGGTTAACTCCTGGTCGGACGATAGGACACCGGCCGGAATGGCCCCATTGACGTACAGCTCGGCGGCGTGGTCTTCGCCGGCAATGGCGAGGCCGAGGGCGCGGCGTTGCATCGCCAACGGGCCGAGGCCCACATCGTTGCCCGGCAACGTCAGGCCACGAATGTGCAGGATGTCTTCTTCGTCGTAGACGTTTCCAGCGACCGAGTAGTAGCGGACACCTCCACGAACGGTGAGCGCGCAGGCACTCGGGGCGAGCACCACAAACGACCTGGGAAACCCGAGGGAGTCACGGTTCCCGACCAGCAGGTAGGCGTTGCCGTCGATGAGGAGCGACGTGAACACGGCCGCGAGGGTGCTCATCCGCGTATCGCTCGGGTCCGGGTTTTTGAGTACGTCCGGGGTCCGGTTCAGTTCCATTTTGCCCCGGTAGGCGTGCAGCGGAAGAGATGCGGCAGTGTCGGAGATGATCTGGACGCACCTGTATGCGGCCGGGATCGACAGCGTGGTCGCTTCGGTGATGGATAGCGGCCCGGTGAGCGGCTGAGCACCTAATCCGAAACTAGGAAGCGTGAACGTGTCGGCGCGTTCGACCGGGCCTTGAAACGTGCGAAGCAACATCGACGGTTACCGCCTGACGGGTTGTGAGCGCGTCGTGCGCTCGAGGGCGAGACCCACCAGGAGGGAAAACACGCCGAATGCCCCGAGGAACAGGGCGGAGCCGGCGATCGACCAGACAGCCCAAAAGAGGGCACCCAGGCCGGCCACCTGCAGAAGCGAGGCGAACGTCTTCATCTGTGCATCAGAATACGCCCGGTTTCGGACGCACAGTGGCACCTGCCACG